TGGATGCCGCCGTTGACCATACTACCACCCAGAGACAACACCATAAGGAGGTACTATGGAAGCTAGAAAATACACGAACCTACTGTTGGAAATGATCGAGGAGGGTATCCTAGACAAAGATATAGTAATCAAGGCTTTCTGTTGCTATCTATCCGAGGCAGACGTCGAGGATATGATGCACACGAATGAAATGCTAGACCACGAAGAACAATGAACAAACACGAAACACGTATCGAACTAATGTACAGACTAACATCATGGCTAGGCTGGCTCACGCTTTATATCGTAAGCTGGCTTGTCGGCCTAGGCCTAGGGTTCATGCTATTCTACTGACATGAACCCAGAAGACACAGGATATATAGACTTGAACCATAGGTTCATGCTGGAAACAGACATAGAGGCTATATTCGAGACCTATAAGCATAACCTGCCTATAATATTCGAATTCCTACAGGACAACAATGAAATCAAAGGCTACTCTTTGGATAACTGCGCTGCCCTAGGCAGCAAAAAAGATGGCTTCGTTAAGGGACGTATAATGTTCAAGCTAGATAGATACATAGATGTAGGCTGGGTAATCTCCAGCTTACAAGACCAAGACCAAGACCAAGAAGGAGAAAATAAACATGACAGAAAATAACTGGATGAAAGGTATGACCGACGAAATCATAGCGTCGGTTAAGAGCGAGTTCGCTGACAAGTTCACCGAGCTAGACAAGAGAATCGCTGAGACTACACAGCAGAACGTAGTCTTGGAAATCAAGCAGCACGTTAGCCATAACGTGATTAACTACACCTCGCTCAAGGGCCAGCATCACCAGCTCAAGCCTTTGCTAGAAGTCATGGGGTCTGGAGAACCCGCCATGATTATCGGGCCTACGGGCAGCGGCAAGACTAGGGTAACGCACGCAGTCAAGGATGCCTTGAGCGCAAAGCACTACGCTATCCGCGCAGTCAACAAGCAGACTGCAACGCACGACCTGATAGGCTTCAACAATGCGACAGGCAACTACGTTCCCGGTGTGTTCACCAAGATAATCCAGGAGGGTGGGCTAGCCGTGATCGACGAGATAGACAACGGCAACTCGAATGTGCTGATGATTATCAAGGGCATACTCTCCGGCTATATCTATATGCCGTACGGTATGCAGGAGGTCAACCCTAACTGCCACCTCATGTGTACCGCAAATACATGGGGGCTAGGGCCAGACCGTGAGTACGTAGGCCGCAACGCCCTAGATGTAGCCCTCCTAAACGAGTTCGTCTGCGTCGAGTGGCCGTATGATACCGATGCAGAGAAACTATGGACGTTCTCTCTGTACAAGGTAGTCGATGAACCAAAGATAACTGAGACTCAGTTCCACAAGTTTATCGAACGGTTCCAAGCGATGCGAGAGTACGCCGAGACCAACAAGATACGGGTAATCTTTGCCACGCGCAACCTACGCCAGTGCATTAACCTAATGGCCAAAGCAGGATGGGATGAGTTCGATGCCTTGGACGCTACGGTATTCCGCTCAGTCAAGGGAGAGCAACGCCGTAGGCTACTCGAAGTCTACAGCGAGAAGCGTAAGTCTATCACGGCGAAGAAGGACGAGGACACCAAGTCTACCGTACCCGACGACATCAAGACTATCCTAGACAACGACGACAAGGCTCCCTTCTAAGCACCATGAAAATAGCACACAAAACCATATACTCATGGGAAGAGTTCCGCTCTGCCCTAGACAAGGATCCCAAGCGTAGCGACATCAAGAAGCTACGCAAGTACGCCAGCCATACCGAGACAGACGACGACGCGTGGTACGGTACGAAGTCGTGGACGGAAGCTGTATTCCTTCTCGACGCTGGAGGCTGGGGTATAGATAGACTAGAGAAAACTGAGGTAGACGACTCCATCGTGGAGTCTGTCGCCCCTCTCGAAGAGTACCTTACCGAGTACGTCCCGACTATCGCAGGCGGCATGGTAAACATAGAGGCCGCCGTCACGGACGCTGGCCCCGAACACTTCCTAGAAGAGGAAGAAACCGATACCGTAATAGCGGCAGGCAAACGCTTGCTTACGGTCTACGTCAACTGTTGGAACCACAATGGCATACCGGAGGAGTGTTACTTCCATAGGGGGGCTTTGATATACAAGGCTATAGACCGCCTAGAGTCCTTGGGTTTCGGCTGCGAAGTCATAGCAGTCTTTCCCTGTAGGGGAAACGGTGAAGCCCACGTAACCTACGTCAAGATCAAGGAGTTCCAAGAAATGATCGACGCCGACAGGCTATGTATCTCCATGTGCGCTACCTTTATGATGCGCCGGTTCCTGTTCCACCTACAAGAGCTAGAGTCCGACGAGATCAGACTACAGTACGGCTACCATGCTGACGGTGGCTACGGTACACAGATACCAATGGATACACTCAACGACGAGGACATTATGATACAGAAAGACAGCACGGAGCTAGTTTTCTGGTACGATGTCTCTGGTCTAACGGACACGAAGAAGATAGAGAAGACATTCAAGAAGCTAATCAAGCGAAAGTTCGTGGAGGTAAAGGAGAAAAATGCCTAGCCTAGCAGCCCAGCTAAAGCAGTTTAAGAATCAGAACATCTACGATACGAAGGGTTTCATAACCCAAGACCCGGACTGTATCGCTATGTTAAAGGCCACCGATAAGCTTGCGCCGCTCGACGATGCCGTGCTTGTCGTAGGCGAGAGTGGCACGGGCAAGGAGATCATAGCCCAGCGTCTGCACGGCAGGCGTACAGGTAGGTTCATTGCCTTGAATCTATCTGCCATGCCTGACACTATGGTACAGGCCGAACTCTTCGGCCATGTGCGCGGGAGCTACAGCGGGGCTGTCACCAGCCGTATGGGTCTGCTGGTTGCAGCCTCCAAAGGTACACTCTTCCTAGACGAGATCGGAGACATAGCCCCTGACATACAGGTGATGCTGTTGCGTCTGATAGAGACACGCCTGTTTCGTAGGATAGGGGAGAACGAGGACACAAAGTTCACAGGCAGGTTCGTCTTTGCCTCGAACTCGCTAGGCGACAACTTTCGTAATGATCTATACCAAAGGATATCAACCTTTAGGCTGGATATAAAGCCATTGAGGCGGCGTATAAAAGACGCGGAGCTTATCCTCAAGGGTATCCTGACCGACGAAGAAACCAAAGACTTGCTTGGTCTAGCGTGGAAAAACATAAAGCCAGAGCAGGGAGTCCTCATGGGTAACGTACGAGAACTGTTGCGCTTGGCCAAACAGTATAGAGTCCTAGGCCGAGACTACTTGGACTTCCGATAACCACAGGTACACACAACGTAGCGATAGGTTATAGCCCTAGTATAGATTACAACTGGTGACTACAATGTAGCGATAGGTTATGGTGCAGGTAAATCTATCACCGGACTACCAGATTTACATAGACTAAAGAAAAACTTTTAACTATTAACCGGGTTGGCACGATTCCTGCTTATTACTAATCGTTAAGAGGTTTTTCCCTCTTAACACACAAAAAATTTGCGCTAACAGTTACACGGCGCGAAACTAACAGATAAAAAGCATAATGCAAACGATAGATACAAACTACGAGGTGGAGCATTTCCAGTCTGGTGATTGGAAAGACTTCAAGTTTAACGTACCAGAGTTCAAAGCTACGGCTGACGTAGTCTTTAGGTATGGAGAAGAGAAAACGCTTGGCCTGCTGAATCAGCAGATCAGCGCACGAATCCGGTCTACGGTAAAGAACTCGTTGAAGCCTAACGGCCAGACGACTGAAGAACTGAAGGCCGAGTTACTGGCGAAGCACCCTGACTTGGTAATCTACACCAAGGAGGATGCCGACAAGTGGACTCCAGAGAGCGGCGGCGGGGAGACTCCCGGCAAGCTGTTCAAGAAAGCTAAGCTGGCTTTCGCATCTGGGGATATTCCTTTGGGCAAAGAACTGCTTACTCGTATGGAGGAACTAATGGCCGAATCGGCCTAAACAAATCGGGGTAGCGTAGCATGGTGTCGTGGGAGACCCACGAACAGAGTAGTTACTAGCGTTCAACTTGGTGAAACACTGCGCTACCCTCTTATAATTTCCATGGAAAAAGACACAACATTACAGGATCACTCGGCTCTCCTTCGTAAGCTACGATCAAGGAGTTCCATAAGCAGATCAACATATACCCCAACCAACGCACATAAAGTAAAGCCGATTATAGATAAGCTACTTGATGGGAACACGGATATCCTAGTTACCGCAGAGGAAACAGGATATAAAGTCAACACCCTCCATGTAAAGTTATCGGACGGCTTTAAGTTTTTGGTTGACAACTCTACGGAGTATGGCCCAATCTATGCGGAGTTACGTACTCAAGTTGCGCTCCGCAAGACTGCTACCGGTGTCTTGATTTACTTCAAGGACACCATACGTAATCAGATCAAAGCCAAGGAAATGAAGTACGACTTCGCAGACTCTAAAGTCTGGAAGGCGGAGTTTCTCGCTTGGTTACAGGACGCCAAGGAAATGGATACCTTCCGGCGTGAGAACCTAATTATAAAGCACGAAGATATCAAGTGGCTGGAAGAACAACAGAAACTTGTAGACTTCGAGTTCGACACGGTCAAGGACACGCTTAGTGTCGTAAGATAATGCCCTTGGTAGTCATAGCCGCAACCTCTATATTTTTTACCCTGCTATTTATAGTCCTCATTATCATAGATCTACATGACCATTGAGGAACTACTAGACTGCACGGTAGAGAAACTAGAGTCCATGTCGGATGAGGAATTACTCCAACACTTCGACAGTTATCTAAAGCTAACCGAACCGAGGGTAGAGTTAGCCAAGCCGAGGACACGAAAGAAGCGTGTGCCTAAAGAGAAGCCCTCGTTGCAAGCCGAAATGGAACTACTAAAGAAAACCTATGGAATTACTTAACCTAGAAAAAACCGAAGAGGGCAAGCTTATCCTAAAGATAGATGCGTCCCTTATAAAAGAATCAGCCTGCGAGCGTAGGCTATGGTATATGCTATGCCGTGGTCTACGCAAGCGGAACACCAATCATAAGATGGAGTACGGCACGGCAGTACACAAAGCCTTGGAGTCGTACTACTCTGACGGTGACGAAGAGAAAGCCGTCAACGCGGCGATAGACCACTATGTTGATGTCCTCGTACCCGACAAGGACTTCCGTGACCTAGCCCATCTGGTCAACCTGCTCAATCAATACTTCAAACAGGACACGGGGCTTGAGGTTCGCAAAGACCCTGACTCATTGGTGGAGATGCGCTTTGCCTACCCCTACAAGCAAACACCGGAGCTGGACATAATCTTCTGCGGCACTATAGACTTTGTCGGAACCTACTTCGGTAGGCCTGTCATCGTAGACCACAAATCCACAGCAGCCTACAGCCCCGCCGCATACTTCGCATCCTACAAAGTCTCGCCCCAGCTAATGTTCTACAACCTCATCTGGCGTACAATCTTTCCCGAAGAAAACGTAGGCTGCATGATTAACGGTCTGTTCCTTGGCCGGTCTAACAAGAACAAGTTCGAGCGCAGCGAAATCTACGAGTTCAGCAAGGATATGCTGGATAAGTTCAAGGCCTACATCGACGACATGGTCAACAGGCTTATCTTGAGAATGAGTACCATGAAGATTCGCATGAAGTGGTCAGCAGAGTCCGAGGCCGAGGATATCTTTCTCAGTAACTTTGCCTGCTGCGAGACTAGGTTTGGACTCTGCTCGTTCTCTCCCCTCTGCACGGCGAACTCAAGCCGTGACAGGGAGTCCATCGTCAACATGGACTACGTCAACAAAGTCTACGACCCACTACAGTTTCAACTATGATGCAACAAGACTATTACATAAGCGCAGTAGATCAGGTAGTAACCCTGACTCGTAAGTTGGAGGCAGCGTATGAGACATCGTATAGCTCGCTGGCCTTCGCATGGGGTAGGGTACATGAGTTGGAAGAAAGACTAGAAGAATTGGAGAAAGAACATGGAAGTACCACAGAAAACATTAACGGCTAGGCACGACGCCTACTTGGACGGCATGGATAACTTTACCATGCTACGCTACACGGCAGCTATGGAGTCCCTCAACAAGACTCTTGAAGCTACGCTACAGGATAACGAAATGACAGGCATACTGACCGCCGACTGTGTAAGTCACACATCAGCGATACTTGCGGCGGCAGATATGTTGGGCAGTAAGCTAACCGCATTGGACAAGTCTTTGCAGAATATGTCCGTGATGGTAGGGAGGCTAGTAACCAAATGAAAATAAAACTGGATACCGTGGCAGGCAAGCGTGCGCTATTCGTAGCCGCCGACTGCGTTAGTCTGCTGGACAAGAAGCAGAAAGACTACGGGCCGAAGAACATCACTAGGTTTGGTGTTCGTGGTCTAAGCGTGCGCCTCTACGATAAGGTGGAGCGGCTCGCAAATCTGCTAATGGACAAGGAGGAAGATCCGCAGAACGAACCGTTGGAGGATACCTTCAAGGACATTGCGAACTACGGACTCATAGGCCTTATGCTTCTGCGGGAGCAATGGCCGGAGGAAGAACAGCTAGAATTTGACACCTTCTACGGTGTCATTGAACCAGAGACTAAGATAGAAATAACAACAGGAGCAGAGACAGAGGAAGAAAAAGAAAATGTATAAACCATTGATCGCAATTGTGGGTCATAGTGGCAGCGGCAAGAGTACGGCGTTGCGTAACCTAGACCCGAAGACAACCTACATCCTAGACTTGGAGCGCAAGGGATTCCCTTTCCGTAACGCTAGTAGGTTCAACATCATTCCCGTGGAGAACGCCAACGCTTTCCCTAGGGAACTGGACAAGGTTCTAAAGGAGGACAACTGCGAGGTTGTGGTGGTCGAATCGTTCACCAAGTACGTGGAGCAGGTTCACACGCTGGCTACCAACTCGTTCAAGGGCTACGATATCTGGTCGTTCTACAACAGGACTATCCGCAATATGTTAGACTCCATCAAGAACGATAAGGCTACAATTATTTTCACCGCCGTAGACGACATCGTGAAGATTCCGCAGATTACAGGCGGCGAGACCTCGCATCGCAGGGTCAAGGTGCAGGGTAAAGTCCACGAAGGCGCGATAGAGAAGGAGTTCCTCATGGTCTTGTTCACTGAGGTTCGCAAGAATGAGAAGACCGAGGAAATGGAATACTTCTTCCAGACTAACACGGATGGTGTTACGTCAGCCAAGACCCCAATGGGTATGTTCGATGAGCTACTCATCCCCAATGACATCGTGACGGTGCTGGAGAAAGCAGAGGAATACTATGCCTAAGAAACCTAGGGTAACATTAGGGCGGTTGTTTGTGGTATCAAACGACCACAAACACAGAGCAGCCAACAGGTCGTACATCTTTACGTACCTTGAGGGCAAACACAGACCTGTCCCATATCTATTCACGGACGGGCAGCTAAAGGAAGCCAGAGAACGGGCAGCTAATAACACCGAGGACTGTCTGCCTCTATCTAGATGGTGGCAGTTTTGGAAATGACAAAGAACAAAGCACTCTACATAAAGTTTAACGGTTCGTATAGGTTCATAGGAAAACACATAAAGAACAACATCATACGTGAGTTTCCTTTTGCTAAATCAGTCTTGTGGCAGAACAAATCGTTTAGCTTTGACAAAAAACTTCTCGACTACGCAAAGCAGAATGCTGTTGAGAACTTTGTCTTTGCAGGTTTGCACAAGAATGTTTACTTACGCTTGAGTATGAACTCAATTTTACAAAACGGTTCAGACGGAGACTACGGTTACGGACTACAGTGGTATGTACCCATGAGCGTTGGTGAAGAGCTAGAAACCTACAAGAAATCTCCCTACGTT